CTGGATGGTTGGCAACAACGTCGATGGCGCTATGTGGATGGCTGAAAAAGGCGGTCGTGAAAAGACAAAAGCAGAAGCACAAGCTTTGATTGACGCTGACGTACAAGCGGCACAAGCTGAGTATGATGCAATGTCTGACGAACAAAAAGCTGTTCGTGGCGGAAGACCAGCTGATATAATTCTTCCATAAGGAATTTTTAAATGTCGACATACGAAGAAATATACGGGAAACGTGTAGAAGTATTTTCATCTGACCCTACGCTGACTGCAGGGTATGAGGGACAGGTGTGGTATAACTCTACTACAGGTGCACTTAAAACAGTTATAAGTGCTGGTTCTTGGAATTCTAGCGGAGCTATGTCTACGGGAGCAATACGAGGTGGTGGTTGTGGAATTGTAACAGCTGGTTTAGGTTTTGCAGGATACATTCCTGGTAGTGGAAATACAAACGCAACAGAAGAATATAATAGTTATGTTTGGACTAGTGGTGGTAATATGGGATCATCAAGATCTTCTAACGCTGGTACAGGAATTCAAACAGCTGCTTTGTCAGTTGGTGGATTTACTCCTGGAGGTGCCCCTACAGGAACTGATTGTCAAGAATACGATGGATCTAGTTGGACTGCTGGCGGTACATACCCAGTTTCTAAAAGAAGTATGGGAGCGCTAGGAACACAAACTGCAGCTGTATGTTCTGGTGGTGTTCCTCTTGTAACTACGACGAACGAATATGATGGTAGTTCTTGGACTGGAGGAGGAGCTTTACCAACTTCAACAGATAGTATGGGAGCAGTAGGAATACAAACTGCAGGTTTAAATTTTGGTGGAAACGATCCAAGTGCAACAACAGCAAATTCTTATGAATATGATGGATCAACTTGGTCAGCAGGAGGAAGTTTAAATACTGCTAGAAATCAAATGGGAAACTCAGGTACTCAAACCTCAGCCGCAGCTTTTGGAGGAAATGCTCCTCCATTCACTGGTCAAACAGAAGCATATGATGGTACAACGTGGTCGATAGCCGGTACTATGGGAACTCCAAGATACGATAATAATATTAGTGGTGGCGCAAGTTCTAGTTCAGCTTGGTCTGGACCTGGAGCAACAGCATCACCTATTGCTAATGTTACAGAAGATTATCAAGTTTCAATTAATACAATAACGCCAGCGGCATGGGCAAGTGGTGGAGCTTTAGGAACAGCTAGATATCAACTAGGTGGTGCAGGAATACAAACTGCAGGTTTGGCTTTTGGTGGATATGGTACAAGTATCCCTGGAAATACAAATAAATCAGATGAATATGACGGAACATCTTGGACAGCAGTAAATAATATGAACAATCCTCGTGGACAATGTTCAGGTCAACACATTGGAACTCAAACGGCAGCTTTAGCAGCTGGAGGAACTTTACCAGGATCTCCTAACTATGGATCTGCTTGTGAAGAATATGATGGAACTAACTGGACAGCAACAGGTGCTTTAAATACTGGAAGATCTTATACTGCTGGATTTGGAATTCAAACTGCTGGAGTAGCAGCTACAGGAAGTACATCTCCTGCAACGGCAGCTAGTGAAGAATATGATGGAAGTAGTTGGACATCGGGTAATAGTGCCAACACTGCTAGATATGGTGCATCAGGCACAGGAACATTAACCGCAGGAGTAATCGTAGGAAATTATCCTGGAACAGGAACTACTGAAGAATATGATGGAACTAACTGGACAAGTGTCACAGCTTACCCTCTTTCAAATTTTGGAATGTATGGTGGAATGGGAACTCAAACCGATTGTATATATGCAGGGGGAAGTAATAGTACTACTAGAACAACTTCAACATTTGCATACGATGGAACCTCGTGGTCAGGTAGACCTGCTTTAGGTACTGCATTGAGTTCGGGTGCATCTGGTGGATCTACAACTGCTGCATTTATTGCAGGTGGAAGAGGATCACCTCCTGGACCAACGGCGGGAGTTACGACAACAGAAGAATATAGTGGAGAAGTTTCAGCTGTAGGAGCTAAAACATTGACAACTAGTTAAAAATAGTTATATTAGAAAGATAAATAAAGGAATAAATATGACAGAAAAACGTAACATACATGCATTAATAGAAAAAGAAGCACCAAGTTTAAATAATTTATTAGATCCAGGTGATGTTAAAGAGTTTAAGGAAATGACTACTGAACTTAGAGACACATGGACTAAGAAACAAGTATTTAGAACTGAAACAGAGATGAGGATGTCTGTTTTACAAGACATGAAATATCCAACTAAAGCTGCAAAGTATTGGCAGTGTGTTAGAGAACAAAACGTATTCTTAGAAAATCTAATGAGTTTATCTTTTGATTGTAGACGTAATGAAGTTAAATTAAAAAGACTAGAACAAAAACTTGAAAAAGAAGAAGACCCAATAAAAAAAGAACTTTATCAAATAGACATAGATGAAAAAAGATATAGTTTAGCTAACATGCAGTTAGTTGCGAGAGATAGAATGAGAGAGATTAAACTGTGGTCTACTTTAAAAAAAGAATTTGATGATGGTTCGTTTGATACTAAAGATGTTAACAAACACCAGTTAGATTCTTATCATTTAGTAATGAAAAATAAGGCAGAAACATTAACATCAGGTTCTTCACAACCAGAAGTGTTTAATGTTTTAGGTCAATTAAAAAGTATAGAAAGAGTTAAAAAATCAGGTGAAATGATTTATAATAAGAAAGAACAGTTGACAAGTGACCTCGGAGCCAAAGAAAAATAAACAATTATTTTTTTTAGTTGCAATGCCTAGATCAGGTAACACTTTGTTTGCAAGTGTTATGAATCAAAATCCTGAGATAGCAGCTACAGCTAACTCCATTACTTTGGAAATTATGAAAGATTTATACTTGTTAAAAACAACAGATGTCTTTCAAAATTTTCCAGATCATAAGTCTTTAGATAATGTATTAGATTCTGTGTATGATACTTACTATAAAGATTGGCCACAACGCATAATTATTGACCGTGGTCCTGTTATGACCATACCCAACTTTAATTTAATGAAAACACATTATAAACGTCCTTTTAAATGCATTGTTTTACTTAGAGATTTAATGGATGTGTTAGCAAGTTTTATGCAATGGTACACAGAAAATCCTGATTCATTTGTTAATAAACATGCAAGCACAGATGAAGAAAAGTTATCTATGTTAATGAATAATGAAGGAGCTATTGCTAAAGATTTAGAAGCAATTAAAAATGCTTTTAATTATCCTGACCTATGCCACTTTGTAAAATACGATGATATAGTTACAAACCCAGAACAAGAATTTAGAAAAATATATCAGTTTATGGGTGAGTCTTATTTTAACCATAGATTTAATAACTTAGACCCAGTAAAAGTTAATGGTTTATTTTATGATGATAAAGTAGTTGGAAGTAATATGCATAAACTATTTGATGGACCTATAAGAAAAGTATATAATCCTTATATAGAAAAAATTCCAGAAAGGATTAAAAAAAAATATGAACACATCAGATTTTAGTTTTGTTTTTTTAGGTCAATCGGTATTAAAATATCAAGTACCGTTAGATATATATAGTACTATTAATGAGATTTATGAAAAAAAATATTCTCAATTAAAACGAGCTAATAAACAATTGGTAGGTAAAATAGAAAAAGAACATAGTTTATTTTATGATGGTGACAATACTTCTAAAATGACTAGACATAATCATCTACCTAATAATGTAGTAGATTGGTTTAAATCTAAATTTAAACATTACTTAGATTTTAATAAAATAAAAGGGTATGAAATACATTTAAATTCTGTATGGATTAATAATATGTTTGAACATGAATACAATCCAGTGCACGTGCACCAAGGATCATTGTTTACAGGTTTATCTAGTGTTATGATTTTAAAATTACCACAAAGTTTTGGTGTAGAATATTCATCTGCAGAACAACCACAAAACGGTAAATTACAAATATTAGGTTCAGCATCTGGTCATTTTGCTCGTATAGATTTTCAACCAGATATTAAAGAAAGAGATTTTTATATATTTCCATACGACATGAGACATACAGTCTATCCATTTAATGGACCAGGGATGAGAAGAACACTTGCTGCCAATATGGATGTGAAGTATGATCCTATTAGAAATAGAGGAATAAACTAATGTACGAAAATACACATATAACAGAACCTAAATGGAAAAGTTGGATAATACAAACAACCACTCCATTATTTACACCAGATCAATGTAGAAAAATTATTGAATGTGGAAGAAGACAACCACCACAAACAGCACAAGTAGGTATGAATAAACCAGGAGGTGGTACAGATACAGAGAAAAGAGTTACAACAATATCATGGATACCGTTTAATGAGATAAGTCATATGTATCAAGATTTAAATAAGTTTATACAAAAAGCAAATGAAAACCATTTTGGTTTTGGAGATATTAGAATTACAGAAAATGCACAGTTTACAGAATATCCAGAAGGAGGATTCTATGATTGGCATATGGACTGCGATGTAAATATGCAACACGAACCACCGGTTAGAAAAATATCAATGACTCTTTTATTAAATGATCCATCAGAATTTGAAGGTGGAGATTTAGAGTTAATGGCTCCAGGTAAATTTGCAGAACTTAAACAAGGCCATGCTATTTGTTTTGCATCATTTTTAAATCATAGAGTAAATAAAGTTAGACGAGGAATAAGACAATCTCTTGTTGTTTGGTTTGGAGGTAAACCTTTTAGATGATTAAAGATGGTTTTTTTCCAACAATTATATACGCTGAAGATTTTAAATTAGATACAAATCAACTAGCAGAAAATATTACAAAATGGTCTAAGGAAGATCCTGGTGTTACAAAAACAAATGTTAATGGTTGGCACTCTAAAACAGACATGCACAACAGACCTGAATATAAACCTTTAGTAGATGAATTATTTAGAATGGCACATGAAGTATTTAAAGAAGAATATTTAGATGAACGCGCTGCACTTGGTAATATGTGGGCAAATATAAATCCACCAGGTGGATATAATAAAGCTCATGTTCATCCTAATGCTGTATTTAGTGGAGTATATTATGTAAAAACTCCTCCTAATTGTGGACGTTTAATTTGTAATGACCCTAGACCAGGCATTCAAACATGTATGCCTAACAGAATAAAGAATCAACCTCCAAAACATTTATGGAGAGAAATTCATTTACAACCTCAAGAAAATAGAGCTATAATATTTCCAGCGTGGTTATGGCATCAAGTTGAACCTAACAAATCTAATGAAGACAGGATATCTATTAGTTTTAATTTTATACAAAGCGGTTTTAATAATGGCGTTTGATAAATATCACGTAATTAAAGGTGCACTAAACTATGAGTTAGCTAATTTTATATTTAACTATTTTTTACTTAAAAGAGATGCGGTTAAATATATGTACGATAATAATATAACATGGGATAATGGAATGTTAGGCACTTGGACTGATCAACAAATTCCTAATACATATTCTCATTATGGAGATCATGTAATGGAAACTTTACTGGTTAAAATGTTACCGGTTATGGCTCAAGAAACAGATTTAAATTTAATTCCTACTTATTCATATGCTAGAATATATAAAAAAGGAGATATTTTAAGACGTCATAAAGACAGACCTAGTTGTGAAATATCAACTACCCTCAATTTAGGTGGAGATCCTTGGCCCATATTTATAGATGGTACAGGGGCTGATACCGTTATAGATGAATTTAAACAAATACATAAACCTAACGCTCCAAAAGGCACTAAAGTCTTACTTGAAGTCGGCGATATGCTGGTATATAGTGGATGTGAATTAGAGCATTGGAGAGAACCTTTTGAAGGAACTACTTGCGGACAAGTGTTTCTTCACTATAACCATGTAAATGGTCCTTTTGCTGAAAAGAACAGGTTCGACAAAAGGCCAATGTTAGGTCTTCCGTCTGTGACGAAGGCATAATATGATGGAGTTATATGTTACAAAAGTTAGGTTTTTTACCTGGATTCAATAAACAAGTTACACCTACTGGTGCTGAGTCTCAATGGACCGGCGGTGAGAACGTACGTTTTAGATATGGCACACCCGAAAAAGTAGGTGGTTGGAGTCAATTAGGGGAAAGTAAATTAACAGGAGCTGTAAGAGGTCTTCATCATTTTGTTAATAAAGATTCAATTAAATATGCAGCTTTAGGAACTAATAGAATTTTATATGCATACACAGGTGGAGTCTATTATGACATTCATCCTTTAGTTAATCCATCAGGTACAGCTATCACTAGTGCATTCACTACTACTAATAACTCACCAACTGTAACTATTACAGCTTCTTCTCATGGATTTGTAGCTGGAGACATTTGTTTATTTGGTGACACTAGTACATTTAGTGCAATAACTAATTCTAATTTTGGATCATCAGATTTTTGTGATAAAAAATTTATGGTAACTTCAGTAGTAGATTCAAGTAATTTTACTATTACAATGCCTAGTGTTGAAACAGGAAGTGGAGCTTCTGCTTCAGGAGGAATAACTTATTATAGATACTACCACGTTGGACCCGCTGAACAAGTAGGAGCTTATGGATGGGGTATATCTTTATTTGGTGGTAAAGTTTTAGGTTCAACTACAACTACTTTAAATGGAGCATTATTAAATGATACTGCTGGTACAGGTGGATCAGGAACTACAATTAATGTGGCAAGCACCACAGGTTTTCCATCATC